CATCTGAAGAAGCAGCAGTATACACAGAACCAGCCTGTCCTAATGGAGCAGTTGGATTCATAGGACCTTGCCTATCTTGTGTTTGCACTGTTCCAGCGTGCGTTATTTTTAAATCACTCATTTTTTCTCCTAGTTAATAGAAGGGGCCGAAGCCCCCTCTATATTATTAATTAAACTAACCACTATGATGGGTCAGCACCTATACCACCAATATCAGATTGTTCCAATCCTGATTGTTCAGTCCCAACAACACCTGCTATTGACACCTCAATAGAACAAGCATCTTGAATATCTGCACCATCTGTAAATAACCAGACTCGCATATATGGACCATAAATATCTGTACAATCAGCTTCTAATGAAGCAACGCTTGCAGCAGATGTATCTATAGTATAGTTTAGGGTTACTGAGTTTATCCAATTAGGATGAGCTCCACTACCTGGTGTCACAACATCTCCTGTTGTCAATCCATTAGGAGAGGTTTGTACATACGCATCAACATCACCGTCAGTCGCAGAAGTTTCTGTAACCTTTAAAGTAACAGCAAACTTCTTATCTTCCCAATCAATTAAATCATTAGGAATTATTGAAGTAGGGATATAAGTTGCATTTGCACCACCAGAATCCGCAATAGTAACAGTCTCTTTAAGTAGTACCGATTTACCCTCAGTCGTTTTAGTCCAAGCCATAATATCCTCCTACCTTAAGAAAACTTAAGAATTGCGTGGGTTTCAGGGACACTAATTTCCAATCCAGCTTCAGTGATGATTTGGTCTTGTCTACCATCAACGCCGTTGTCTTGTACATTAGTTTCAATGAAAGTGTCTCGACTAACACCATTTCCACTTAGTGGTCTATAAGCTACATTCTTCATATCAACTGCAACGCAGTAATCTTCCCAAGGACCTCTTAATAAAGGCTCTTGAACAAAGTGTAAATTACCAAAAATAGTATTTACCATTGTTACTGTATGCCCGAAAGCACCAGGGATAGTTTCTACATCAAGTCTATATTGAGAAGAACCTACAGAATTATTTAAAAAGCTACCACTACCTAATTTATTTAAGTAAGTAATAACTTTTCTTGAAGCTAGTACTAGTTTGTTACCACTATTACCAGATTCAGGAGCGAAGAAATCTTCCATCGCATCTAAAAACGCATCATAGCCAGATGAGCTATAGGACATATTATAGATTTTACCAAATGATTCAGTATAAGGTAGAATACCCCAAGTAGCTCTACAAGGAGCACCTGTAAGTCCTGTACCATCAGCTGAACTTCTAGCGTCATTAGTACCTCTACCAAACAAGAATGCTTGTTCAATATCCATTTTATGTTCCATCAGTTTATCTTGCCAGATTCTTTGAAACTCATTAGCAATACCTCTATATTCTGTTGCTAATGCTGTTCCTGAGAAAATGTTCATTCCAGTTTTGAAGATTTGACAATATCCTTCTCTGTCATACAAGTTATCTTCCCAACCAAGTGGAGAGTCAGTACCCTCACCCCAAGCTGAGCCAAGAACTTGACCTTTATTACCAGAACTAAAAACTGTAGCATTAGGTATAGCTGTGCCTACAACGCTTAACATCTCACCTGAAATTTCAGTATGAAGACTTGATGTTAAGTGAGCAATGTCAGTACCATCGTGAACAGTTGATGCACTACTATTTACAACTGCGCTTTCAGATATTTTAACATTATAAACTACACCATCATCAGCTTTAAGTGCAAGTACTTGACCAGGTAATAAATAAGAGCATTCATTTGCAGCTACTACTTTACCATATTCATCATACTTACATGTAAGAATTAAATCAACGCCTGCACCAAGGATTTCACTAGCTACCATTTCCTCTGATAAAGTAAGCGTTGTTTTAACTTCAAAATTACGTCTTTGCCACTGATGTCTCTGTTCTAAAAATTTAAAAACAGGGTCATTAGTCGCTTTTTTTGCCACCTTCGATAAATATACGAAGAATGGACTTTGTATAGGAGCAAGTTCTGCTACACGTTCGCCGAAATTAAACTTACGTCTAGTATTATCTAGACTTACACTTCCAGCTCCAGCGCCGCCAGATGAATTACTCCATACTGTTGCATCTGCCATTTTTCCATCCTTTAATTTTGCCCATCTTCAACTGCCTAAAATAGACCTTCAGGTAGGGCGATTAATTATAAGTTACTTCCAGGGATTTTTGTTATCAAAATTCCCCACCATTGTATCCATCATCTTATCCTCTATACTTCTACCGTCAACATTAGAATTTCCAGAAGGCATTACACCCATAGGCGAAGGCACTTGCTGAGCATTTTGTGTTTGAGTAAAAGCTTGACTAGGCTCTTGTGCTGCAGGAGCAGGTTGTTGCGTCCCTACACCATTTTGAAACCTATACAATTGGACAAGATTATCGATAGTAATTGAATTAGGGTCAGACATTTTAGACATAAAATCAGCAGTCTCAGTTTCAGTCATACCATAATGGCCCATTACATGAGATTTAATTTCAGATTCTTGAGCAGCTTGTTGTTGAGCAGCTTGTTGTTTTTTAGCCGCTTCAACTCTTTGTTGCTCCATCTTATTAAATTTATCCTCAATAATAGCTGTTTGATATTGATTTTTAAGTGAGTTGTACTCATTTATGTCATCACGCCATCCCTCTAACTCATCTAAATACCTAGCACTTTCACTATTAGGGTCGCCATAAGCTTCCTCTCTACTAAATGTTCTAGGTTGTGTTGGTTTTGCAGGAGCTGCTGGAAACTCTTCAACTTGAGGTTCAGCTTCTTTAACAGGGGCTTGTTGTTGAACAGGGGCCTGCTGTTGAGTTTGCTTCATAGTCTCTAACTCATTTTTGTACTTGTCCGCTTGAGATTGCCAATATTGGTATCTATTTTGGTCGTTCGAATCTTGAGATGTTTCAGTTGTTTCTTGCGTACTTACTTCAGGTTGTCCAGTTGCTTCTGGAGCTGTTTCAGTATTTCCTTCATTACCACTAGTAAAAGCACTTGATACTGCATCAGAGCCCTCTGAACCAAATACAGCTTCTTCTAAAGAAGCATATTGCTGCTGTTCGGTACTTTCCTGAGGGGTGTCTGTTTGTTGTATATTATCTTGTGTCATTTATTTCTTTCTCCTTTTAGCTGCCTCTTCGCCACTAGAGGGTGAGCCTGATTGTTTTGAAGCCTCTCTTATTTGAGACTTTATTGTGGCTAAGTTGTCATCAAGACGTTTTTCATAAACAGTTCCCGCTGCTTTAGCTTTATTGCTAACTCCATCAAGACCTCCTTTGAATTTCTCAACTTCAACTTTCTTTCTAAGGTTAATAGCTTCCCTATCTCTAGTTTGCAAATCACCTTTAAGTTCTTTTATTTGTTCGCCTGCTTGCTGCAATTGATTTTGCAATTTAGCAATTATATCTGTTCTCTCCATAACACCTTCCATATCGAAAACTTCAGTCTTCTTAAGAACTTCCTGTCTATCAATAATACCTTTTTGGTATGCGTCCATGTAAAATTCAAGTTCAGCATACCTATTACTTGGCATTGTAGAACCAGTTACTACTATTATGTCATACTTTCCTACAGTAATATCGTTAATCAATTTTATTTCACCAGTTTTGTCATCAACTAACTTTTTATTAAGAACGTACTCACTCAAAGAATTATTTGGATTAACTATTCTAAACACCTTTTCAGTTTTATACAATTGCTGAATAAGAGGTATTGCTACTTGAGCAACTCTAGTTAATGCAGCTTCAATATCAGCCAATTTAGATTTCATCTTTCTCTGGCCAAATTCATCTATACTTATAGTTGCTTTATAAGTTTGTGGAGCTGCTTGAGAATTACCCATCATCATTTCATATAACCCTAATGCATGGTCAATGTCATTTTTAGCAGTTTGCTCATTAGAATACAATTCATTAGGAAGGGGAGTGGGCTGAACTGGCATAGGAGCGCCATCAGTAGGGTCGTATGGAATAGCAACTCCAGGTTGAGCCCACTTTTCTTCGAAATCTTTCATATCAACACTACCTTCTGGTACAAGTATTTTAGTGTTTGTACTAGTAGTAGCGTGAGCAATTATTAAAGAACGTGTTTTATTTATATATTCTTGCAATCCTTTAATCATCCTAACATCAGAAACAGGATAAGGAGTCCTTGTATGTATATTCATAATTGGAATAATAGGATACTTTTCTAATGGAAGTATTCTTGAATACAATTCTGTCTCTCCTATAATTACGCATTGTTTAACTTTTTTAGTTGAAATCCTAACAACTTCAATCATTTTTTTCATCATTAAATCAGCAAAAGTAATTTCTTCTAGCTGTATTTGCGAAACTTCTTGTTCTGCAATTTCCATAGAGTCTTTTTCGCTATAGCCTGCATATACTAATTCTTGAACTTTTTCAGCAATAGATTGCATTCTTTGTTGCTTTAATTGATTAAAAAGACTTTTAGCTTTTTCAGAATCAGTAATTATATTCCCTTGAAGGACCCATGCTGGTCTTTGAGAATACAACTCATACTGCTCTTCGCTTAATAGCTCTTCTTTACCAGAGAAAGTTTCATAAGTTCTAAACTCTGTAACATCAACTTTGTAGTACCTTTCATAACCTCTAACATATTCTTGGTTATTAACTCTTCCTACGTCTTCTGGAAACGTAACCTCTCCATCATCTTCGCGTTCGGTCCATGGAGCATTAAAATCTACTTTGTTCCCAGAGTCAGACTGAGCATTATCAATAGCTTTGCTATACAAAGGGTATAATTGCTTTGCTTGGTCTTTAGTAAATAATTTTGATATAATGATATTTTCAGCATCATCAAACAATCTGTGTCGACTATTAGGGTCTACATAAACATCTAAAGGGTCTATATCATGAAAGCACACCTCTCCTTTTCCCATATCTTTAGAAGGGTCTTGGTATACCTGTATAAAACCCATACCCATGGTATAATAATCATCTACAGCCTGTCTAATAACAGTCCTTCCATCTGATATATCGTACATATAAGTAAGAAGAGCGCTCATAACTTGAGCTACTTTATTATCAGAGTCTTCTCTTGGGGCGCACCTGAAAGAAGGCCTGTTAGCAGTAAGCATTGCTTTAGCAGATTCTACCGCAGGATGCACTCTATTTATAACAATAGGAGCCTGACCTCTTCCTTCTAAAACTTTTCTTTGGTCAGCAGTCCACTGCTTGCCCAATCTAAACTCTTTATCTTCTTTTGCTTGACTAGCCCAATTATCTCTTTTACTAGAATAATCGTCAAATAACTGTAAGGTTTCGTCAACTATGTCTTTTTTAGATTTATCCATCATCTTAATTTACGCATTACATTGTCATCCAATCAAGGTTTTTATTTGGATTTCTCCAATCTTCATCAGATAATTTCTCAAATTCCTTCATTCTACAGGGCTTTGCTCCATCTAAAGCAGTCCAAATAGCATCCATTATATCATCATGCTTTCCTTTTGGATATGACAAAAACTCTTGTTGAGCTTTTATATCTTCTGCCCTAAAGTAAAAAGTCCCTTTGGCAAACAATGGTACTAGCGATAATAACCTTTCTGATTTACTATTTCTTGGTTTAACACCAGATTCTAATCCTGGTATATATAAATTTTCTTCTCTCATTATTTCTCTTACTGCAGTTCTTAAAGCTTCTTGA